TATTTTTTTCTTCGTCATTATAAAACTTTCCACCAGGAGCTGTGGCTTTTGGATTATTCTTTAGCCATTGTGCCCAAGCGTTCTGAGCACCTTCTACAGCTTCACTTAAAAAGTTACTATAAGACTTCATTTATCTGTATCGTTTCCTTTATTTATCTACTACGTTTTTTGGGTTGCTCTGGTTTGGTAGCACCATAAAGTTTTGGATTGACTGTACCGCTAGTCCACACCATAGACCTTAAAGCACCTTGTCCAAACTTATCGTAATAGGCATCAAAGATTTTAACCTTCGCACTGCATTGTACAATGTCATGAAGAATGTTACCGTTAACTTCATAAGTTACTAGGTAAGAATCGAGAGGGAGTTGTTTTGATTCTGCCATGACTTTATCGCACTTTTCATGCAGAATTTTAACTCCCCACTTTCTAATTTCTTCTTTCTCTTGCTTCGTCCAAACGGTATCGATACTACGATCTATTTCCCCATTGGATTGTAGGGAAGGCTTCTTTGACGACGTTGTGGGTGATTCTGTATTTTTTGCCAAGATTCTTGTCCTTTACTAAACATACAATTTCTGCTTCATCCTGATGCAGAGCTTCAATCATTTGAATGAACAGAACCTCTTTTTTAGTTTGGCTCATTTCATTATCACCACCCTGGATAAAGTGGTAAAACTTTCTATACTCTTGCTGAATTCTAGTATGTTCTGTCCCAGCAGGTGCATCATTGGGAGTGTATGGAACTTCGCCTTTTGGTAAACAAGTCTCAAGTGACTCGTCGAAGTTCCAAATTAACAATGCCTTCAATCCTGGAGATTCATTTTGCTGCAGGATCGAAGTTTTTTCTTTTTTGGTTTTTGCGTTTGATACTTTTTGTAGAATTTCCGACATCAACGGATTATTAGGTAAAGTCATTTCAACTCCTTAAATTAGTTACTCATCTTCATCTTCATCATATTCATCCATTGCATCAAATCTGAATGCAATTACTTCGTCTGGAATGAGGGTTCCATTTTCATCAAACATCTCAGGATGGATTCGCTTTTTCTTAAAGTAATCCTTAGCAACCCAACCAACTAGCCCACCCACAATTAAAAACATTAATGAAAATAAAACTGTGAATGTGATCGAAAAAGCAAGTAATTCCATTTTTAGTCTCCTCTACGTTTGTTCCTTAAGTCCAAGGAAAATTCAAAGTAGATGGTTATATCTTTTTTGAAGAGTGAAACCATCTTCCCAACCCTGATTAAAAAAATGTTTGGTTCTTTTTTTGGTTCCCTCCTCTTTTTTCGACGAAGCATTAATTCAACACCTTTATTTATTTTGTCCATAAGAAAGACTAAACTTTTACATAACCTTCATTAATCAAAAAAGAAACAGTGTCGGCACAACCACCAAGTAGTTGATCATTCATAAGAACTTGTGGGAAGGTGGAACCCTCTCCAAATTCCTTATAAAACTGCTCTCTAGTAAAATGATCATCAAGTTTGTATACTACATGATTAAGATTTGCAGCTTCTAAAAACTGAACAATCTTATCGCAGTATGGACATCCATCTTTTGAATAGACCGTGTACTTTGTTTGCATTTACTTTTTCCTCGTAACCTCTAGCAATGACTTGTATTTTAGGATTTTTTGATTCAAAAACTTTTATGAGATAGTTACATGCTTCTAAAGGATTACAATGTTCTCCACAAGTGAAGATGTCAATAGCAGCATAATTTTTCTCGGGCCAAGTATGAATCGAAAGATGTGATTCTGACAGTAGACATACTGCAGTAATACCTTGAGGTGTGAACTCTACAGATATTTCATCCATTAGAGTTGCATTAGACCTTTTAATAGACTCTCTCAAAGAATCCATTATAAAGGTCTTGTTATTTAACAATTCTGCATTTGCATCACATGCTTCCAATATGTAATGCGTACCCAAATACTGTTCCAATTTACATATATTCAAAAAGTTATCTGGTATTTAGCCAAAGGGAAACAGTTCACCATGGTAATAAATGTACCAATCAATCCCTTTACCATCGCTGTCACCAGTCATTTCAATGTCTTCACCATTGTAACTAGCACCAGTTACAATACTAAAGCGATCTGCAATTTGACGTACTTTAATTATCAGTTTTTTAGGATCAAACTCTTCGCCATCTGGTAGTTCAAACGATCCTTCGTAACCACCCTTCTCAATAGAGTGATACAACATCCACACACCATCTGGTTCATCAAGTTCATCAACGTATTCGCAAATAGCAGACTCCTGTTCATCTTCAACAGGAAGACCATCTGCAATTTCTTCTTCAGTGTAGTAACCAAGGCTTTCAACATCTGTCAGAAGTATAGGATTTTCATCGTCCTCAGTGTCACATACACCAACATACTGATCAGTATAAGCTCCCCAGCCAAGGCAACCATCAGTGATTGTATCCCAAGTAGGAAGTTCTGGATTCTCTTCTCCCCAGCTATGAACCTTTTCAGAAATTAATGCTGCATCGAATTCAATTTCACCTTCTTCATTGAAGGTAAAAAACTTTTCAACCTGTTCATCGGTAAGTTCTACAGCACCGATTTCTCCAAGATAAGTCCTCTGCCAAGAACGTTCGCCACCAATCCAAATAGTGTATTCAGTCATAGGTAATAAAAAACCACCTAGGTATTTTAGGTGGTTTGCTGAGATTTGTCAAGTGTTTTTTGGGAAGGAGGCTTCCAGTCCTTTGGGGGACGATATAAGTTGGGGAAAGTATCTCTGATAATTTCCCGCAATTTATCGGGAGTATCTTTAGAGAGCATTGCCTCGTGGTAAAACTTCCTCTGGGAACACAAAGTTCTCATGAGGTTGGTCTACAGGAGCCATCCAGGCACGGAGTCCTTCATTAAGGAGGATGTTCTTAGTATAGAACGTCTCAAATTCTGGATCCTCTGCTGCTCTAATCTCTTGTGATACAAAATCGTAAGCTCTAAGATTAAGTGCGAGACCAATAATACCAATGCTGCTAGTCCAAAGTCCCATAACAGGAACAAAAAGCATAAAGAAATGAAGCCAACGCTTATTGCTGAATGCAATACCGAAAATCTGCGACCAAAAACGGTTCGCCGTAACCATGGAATATGTTTCCTCTTCTTGAGTTGGTTCAAAAGCTTTGAATGTGTTTGATTGATCACTGTCTTCATAAAGTGTATTCTCTACAGTAGCGCCATGAATTGCACAAAGTAGTGCTCCTCCCAGTATACCAGCAACTCCCATCATATGAAAGGGGTTGAGTGTCCAGTTGTGGAATCCCTGAAGAAACAAAAGGAACCTGAAAATTGCAGCAACTCCAAAGGAAGGTGCGAAGAACCAACTGGATTGTCCGAGTGGGTACATCAGGAACACGCTGACAAATACGGCGATAGGACCAGAAAATGCGATTGCATTATAAGGACGGATTCCGACCAATCTAGCAATCTCAAACTGACGCAACATGAAACCTATAAGACTGAAGGCTCCGTGGAGCGCCACAAAAGTCCAGAGTCCCCCAAGTTGGAACCAGCGGACGATATCCCCTTGAGCCTCAGGACCCCAGAGAAGCAGAAGAGAATGACCCATAGAGTCTGCTGGAGTAGAAACTGCCGCAGTAAGAAAGTTTGCACCCTCAAGATAGCTGGATGCAAGACCGTGAGTGTACCAACTCGTAACGAAAGTTGTCCCAGTAAGCCAACCACCAAGAGCAAGGTAAGCAGTGGGAAAAAGAAGAAGTCCAGACCAGCCAACAAAAACGAAACGATCTCTCTTAAGCCAGTCGTCGAGTACATCGAACCATCCTCTTTGTGTAGTTTGTGTAAGAGTAGATGAAACCATTTATATCTCCTAATTAAAAAAGGGGTGTTTCCACCCCCAATTTGAGTAGTTTTTAAACTATATCAACCGATTGCTGGTGCGGTGAGTGCAACAGGAGTTGTCTCAGCAGCAGCCAAGTCCAGAGGGAAGTTGTGTGCGTTCCTTTCGTGCATTACCTCCATCCCGAGACCAGCACGGTTCAGAACATCTGCCCAGGTGTTGAGCACACGACCCTGAGAGTCGATGATGGACTGGTTGAAGTTGAAACCGTTGAGGTTGAATGCCATGGTGCTAACACCAAGAGCAGTAAACCAGATGCCAACGACGGGCCAAGCGGCAAGGAAGAAGTGAAGTGAACGAGAGTTATTGAACGATGCGTATTGGAAAATAAGACGACCAAAGTAACCGTGAGCAGCTACAATGTTGTAGGTCTCTTCTTCTTGTCCGAACTTGTATCCGTAGTTCTGGGATTCAGATTCAGTCGTTTCACGAACGAGTGAAGACGTAACCAGACTTCCGTGCATAGCACTAAAGAGGCTGCCACCAAATACCCCAGCCACGCCGAGCATATGGAAAGGATGCATGAGAATGTTGTGTTCTGCTTGGAAGACGAGCATGTAGTTGAACGTGCCCGAGATTCCGAGAGGCATTGCATCACTGAAGGAACCTTGACCGAAAGGATAGACAAGGAACACTGCAGAAGCAGCGGCAACAGGAGCAGAATAAGCAACACAGATCCAAGGACGCATCCCCAGACGATAAGAAAGTTCCCATTCACGACCCATATAAGCGTAGATACCGA